TACCAGACCGACTCAGAGAGGTTGAGCTGACACTAGCTCGGCTTGCTTGGATCGAGCGTATTGCCTACGCAGGGCTGACCGGTTCAGTTGTAGCAATCCTTGGACTCGTAATCAACATGACAGGAAAGTAATGACATCAAAACCTCAGATGCCCCTAGACGGCAAGTTTGGTAAAGACTGGAAAGTCACCTCACCTTTTGGCTGGCGTATTCACCCAATCGAGAACTATAAGAAACATCACAATGGTGTAGATCTCTGGGGACCAAAGGCAAAGATTTACAACGAAGCCTGGCATGACGGCAAGGTCATCGCGGCTGGCACATCAAAGTTAAAGAACCCAGATGGCTCACTCGGTGGGGTTGGCTACTATGTTGACCTAAGAGTCATCATTGACGGTGAGGCTTATGTCACACGCTACGCTCACATGGTTGAGGGTTCCCTAACTGTTGTCAAAGGCGAGAAGGTCAAGGCCGGTACTCGACTAGGCATCATGGGCAACACCGGTGCATCGGCTGGCAGACACTTACACTTCGAGATCTGCAAGGGTCGAGTGCACCGCTGGACATCTGACGGCAAAGGCTTTGTAGATCCACTCAAGTTTGTCAAGGCAACTATCGCCAAGTGGGAACTAAACGCCGAGGTCAACCTGGCAACACCAGACACAGGTGAGGTTGCACCTGCCCCTATTCACGAGCCAGCTCCTAAGCCAAAGGCTCCAAAGCCACAAGAGGTAAAGCCCAAGAGTGCTAAATAACTTAGCTAAAAAGAAAAGCCTACGACTTATGTTTGTGGGCTTTTTTTTATTCTTTATGGTCTGGCAACCAAGCCCTGCATACGCTGCACAAGCTTGGGCTGCAATAACCTGCCAGGACTCGATTGGTAATCAACAGACATTTCAGGTTGGATGGAACAATGAGAACAACTACTTCTTGGATAAAGGCAATATTGCCCAACACTTTTGCGAGGGTGGCCATGCTGGTCAGTTCACCACTTTTGTTGGCGTTGTATCTAGTGACGGCACTGAGCTGGATCCTGCTTTGCTTTATCATCCTGGCTACATTGCTCCTGGTCCTATCAGTCCCACTCCTAGCCCTGAACCTTTACCGGAAACTGAAACGACAGTAAGGACAGATGATGTTGAACGAACCGAAACAGTTGAACGCACAGAGGATGTGGCTCGCACTGAGGAAGTTGTCAGAGAGCCTGAGCCAGTGGCTCCGGTGGCTCCCATAGATCCTGAGCCAACCCCTGAACCTACACCTGAGCCTACCCCTACACCTACGCCAGAACCAGAACCTAGCCCCACAAGCCCTGTAAAGCCTGTAGAGCCGACAAAGCCCCCAGAGGTCATAACACCTACCCCAGAGCCTACTGAGCCCCCTACGAGCCCCACAGAGCCGACAATTCCGAGTGAACCTACACCTGAGCCTGAATTGCCAGAGGAAACAATAAGCATTGAACTAGCGTTAGAGGCAGTCGGTAAACTTGTAGATAACCTACGCTCAATCGGGTCGGATCTAAGTCCAGAAGTACGAGAACAGGCACAGCAAGTAATTGTTGCCTCTGTGATTGTCACCCAGGTCGCATTAGCAGGTAGGAAACCTTGAGGTTTATCAAAGACCAACTAGAACAAGCTTGGACCATTGTTGGTCTAGCTATCGCTTGGGTCGTACTCGAAGGCACAGCTAAAGACTTTGCTGGTTGGGCCATCCTTATTACTATCGCCCTTTGGGCAGCAACTTACCCTCTACGAAAGGACTGACCTATGTGGTTAGACATCGCACGCAGAACCCTAGCTGTAATCATCTTGAAGGTCACAGGCATCTTTGTCGGTGGAGCAGTTATAGGTCTTGAGGTAGCTCAGGCAGTAGCAATGGCAGCCTTCGCTGGAATTATTGATGTTGCTCAAGAGCTATCTCGCTCATACCTGGCTGATGGTCAGATTGACGCTGACGAGATTAACAAGTCTTTTGGCAAGATTGCCGACAAGACTGACAAAAAGGGCTAACCCCTTAGCTTCTGTCTTTCCTCAGCAGTAGTCCCACCCCAGATACCTACCATGTGGGCTGATAGGGCATAGTCAAAGCACCTTAGCTTGACCGGACACTCGGCACAGATAGCCTTAGCCTGAGTGATTACATCTTTGCGATCATGGTAGCTACCGACCAAGTCCTCGGGAAAGAATAAAGTTGGGTCATTGGCACACCCAACGCCACCAGGCACATTCCTCACAGCTTCTTGCAGCTCAATGTATTTGCGTTCTAGATGTCTAAATGTCATAGGCCGACATTAGAGTAAAAACACAGTAAATTGCAAACCCACGCCGAGAGAGTTAGCGTGGGCTTGCCGACAAGGAAAGAGAGGGAAACCTTGCCAGTTTCTAAGCTACCAACCGAGATAAACGAGTTGCAGGATGCAGTCCTTCTAGGTGACTTTGCCAACGGATCACCGGAGTGGCACTCACTACGCAATGAATCAGGTGCAGTCGGCGGTTCAGACATCGCTGCTATCGCCGGACTCAGCACTTGGGAGTCAGCAATAACAAAGTGGGCTAAAAAGACAGGTCAGATTCCTGATGAAGTCGAACCCAACATGAGCATGAAGCTTGGCACAAAACTTGAGGCACCTATCTTGGAACTGTTTGCCGATGAGCACCCTGAGTTGGAGATCTACGAAACAGGCACATGGGCAAACAAGATGTACGACTGGGCAAGAGCAAACCTTGACGGACTTTACAAAGATGCCGATGGCAACTGGGGCATCATTGAGGTCAAGTTCTCTCGCGACTACTGGACACAAGTGCCACAGTCTTATCGAGCACAAGTGCTTTGGTACATGAAGGTCTTTGGAATTAGGCGAGCAAAGCTTGTAGCACTTGCAGGGTCTAGCTACATGGAGTTTGACATTGAGTGGGATGAGTTTGAGGCCAACACACTTTGGGATGCTGCTCTTAGATTCCGGCAAGCTTGCCTAGATCTAAAGATGCCTGACTGGGATGGGTCTAACTCAACGCTAGAAACTATAAGAGCACTCAGCCCTAACATCGAGGATGGCGAGGCTGACTTGGATGAGCTTGGGGTTCACTACTTTAATGCTGTAAATGATGCAGAGAAGGCTAACAAGCTTTTGACAGACCTCAAAGCTAGAGTTATCAAAGCAATGGAAGGTAAGAAGCGAGGCATCATCTACGGCGAGCACCTGCTCAGTCTGAGATCGAGAGCCGGCGGAGCACCTTACTTGCACCACGAGAAGGGAAAATAAATGGCACAGTTCAACCTCAACGATTACGAAACAGTTGAGCAACGCATTAAGCGTTTCTACAAGGACAACCCTGACGGCAGAATTATTACCGAGAACCAGACAACGCTGCAAGACCGACAGGTGAGCACCTGGGTAGTTATGGCAAGTGTGTACCTAAACAACGAAACCGACAAGCCAAAGGCAACAGGTTTAGCTTTTGAGGTTGATGGTCAAGGTATGGCAAACAAAACATCTGCACTAGAGAACGCTGAAACAAGTGCAATCGGTAGAGCACTAGCCAACGCTGGCTACTCAGGCAACAAGCGAGCCACACGCGAGGAGATGGCTAAGGTTGCAAGAGATAAGAAACCATCTGCAACTTCTAAAGACTGGCTTGCAATGGCGACAGAATTAGGCAATGACCTTGATGGTTTACGCTTGCTATACAGCGAGGCCAAGACTGGTGGGGCTGATTCAGCAACGCTAGACAAGATCAAGGACATCGCCAATGGACTATCAGGCTCAAAGGATTCTGCTTAGTTCCATACTCGAAGTGCAGGAGTGTTTGCATCAACAGTTTGACCGAGGTGAACTTGACCTTGTATCACAGCTATGGCAATTACAAAGAGAGAAAGCTAGAAGGCTAAGAGATGGAAATTATTACACCAGGCCACATAGTCCAGGAGCTACAACGCATAACCCAGGAGATGGACAAGGGGGCTAACGCACTCTACGATGCCGAGTGCAAGATGGCAGATGCTGAGGCAGCCTACGACAAGGCAGTGTCCTTAGCCTTTATCAACAACGCTGGCACTGTGGCAGATCGGCAAGCTGTGGCTAAGTTGCAAGCAGTAGAGGAAAAGCTAAAGGCTGATCTAGCTAAAGCCGAATACAACAGGGTCCGAACCAAGCTAAAAACCCTGTCAGACCAAGCCACAATGATGGCTGTAATCAGCAAAAATGTCGAAATACAGTGGAAACACGCCTAGCTGGTAGCCTACTTGGGTGATTGCCGAAACCTGCTCATGTGGGGCCAAGTTCAGGACCGATGAGCCTGAGCCACTCAAGCTTGTCCGAGAGTGGCGAAGGAAACACACTTGCCAGGAAGCTGCACCAGAGTCGCGTGACATCGAAACCACAAGCATCATCGGCTTTAGTGCTGATTACAGAGGCACCGGACTAGATATACCTGCTAAAAAATACGACCCTTGGGAAGATGATGAATAAAAAAATATGCTTGAGTCCAACGCTAGGTTTGCCGACTTAGGCAGGAAGTTTGGCTGGAAACTAGAGCGACACCAGGTGCCAGAGTTTACCCCTGTTTACATGGGTGACGGCTGGTGGCTCTTAGACAACGACTTCAACAGGACACCGGTGCCTAATAACGACATCGAATACTTTTAGGGTGCTAAGGTAAAACCATAACTAAATAAAAAGGCCCCCCTGAGATAACTCAGAAGGGCCGATACCAACAGATCAGGTGTTGGCATCACTCAATTATAGTGTGCCGACTCATTAGAGAAAGGCACATTTTATGTTTAACTGGCAAGATAAAGACCTCGCCGAGGTGCTGTCAATGTACGGCGGAAACATCTTCATGGCTGAGATGGATTACCAGGCTATGGGACTCGACAACGGCGAGTGGGTGATGCTGGTTAAAGAGGGGTACGATAACAAAGTCGTTAGCCCAACTGTCATGATGCTAATGGCTGAGAGAGCAGCAGCAAGATGAGCATTGAAGCAGTATCCCTAGTCCTAAACAATTCCAGAGCTACCGGCAGAGCCAAGCTTGTGTTGTTGGGCCAAGATACGCCAACGCCTCAGAGAGGTCGGTCAAGCGTGACATCCAAGAACTTGTCGAGCTTGGTGAGCTAAAAGTTGAGCTGCAAAACGCACCTACAAAGACCCAATACAAGACCAACCTTTACTGGATAACGATTGGCTCAGGGGTGACAGATTCAGCATCAGGGGTGACAGACGGGGTAAGCAGGGGTGACAGCTCAGGTAAATCAGGGGTGACACCTGTTGGCACGCAAAACATTATATCAACCATCAAAGAACCATCACTTAAAAGCGACCTTGATTCTTTTGATACATTCTGGAATCTCTACCCTAAAAAGGTAGCCAAAGCTGATGCCCTAAAAGCATGGAAGCAAGTGCTAAAAAAGAAAACCGCTGATGAGATGATCGGCCTCACCAAGGCATACTCCGAGAGTAAGCTACCCGACATGACCTACATCCCCTATCCAGCATCTTGGCTCAACAAAGGACTCTACGAAGCTGTTGAGGTGCAAGAAAACAAACCACTGCAAAAGCTAAAGATTGGCAAGTGGCATGACTGACTTCGAGCTGTCGGTAATCGGCTCAATCCTGCTGACCAACGGCAAGGCACTTGATGACCTGACCTTGGCACCGGATGACTTCCTAGATCCAAGCCACGAAATCATCTACAAAACTATGCTTGAGATGAAGCTGCACCGGAACCCGATAGATGTTGTCACAGTCGGGGCTAGATTGCCAAAGCTTGCCAGCTACCTACATGACTGCATCACAGCAACCCCGACACCTAACAGCGTAAACTTCTACGCCAGCAAAGTTGTTGAGGAAAGCACCAGACGCAGACTAAGCACCACCGCTGCTGTTATAAGCGAAACAGCCAAGCACTCTGACCTTGCAGAGGTAATGGAAAAGGCTAAAAAAAGCATTGACGGAATCATCGAGAGAAACATTGCAGTCAAGCCGAGCTATGTTGATGACGAACTTATCCCTTACCTTGATGAGCTAGACAAGCCACGCAACTATCCGCTGACACCTTGGGACCAGCTCAACAACATAATCGGCGGATTGCGACCAGGTGCTCTTTACATCATCGGTGCTCGACCAGGTGTGGGTAAGACAATCGTTGGGGTGCAATTAGCTTGGCACTTGTCCAAGACTGGCCCTGTGTCGTTTCACAGCCTTGAGATGGGCAAGTCCGAACTCTATAACCGCATCATCGCGATGGAAGCCTCTGTCTATCTCGGCAACATTGAAAAGGGAACCATTAGAGATCATGAGTGGCAAAAGATAGCTCAGACAATCAGACAAACCAAACACGAGCTGGCCATCCATGACAAGTCTGGGCAGACCATCCAGCAGATTAGGGCACTAGCAAACAGCGTGAAGTCTGACGGCAAACTAAAGGCTATTGTCGTTGACTACCTTGGCTTGATTCAGGACACCGAAAAGGGCCGAAAGAGATACGAGATGATTACCGACATCTCCATCGGGCTAAAAAACCTTGCCAGAGATCTTGAAGTGCCGGTCATTGCCTTAGCCCAGCTCAACAGAGGACCAGAGCAGCGAAAGAACTCAGAGCCTGACATGGCAGACCTAAGAGATTCAGGTGGCATTGAGCAGGATGCCGATGTTGTTATCTTGCTGCACCGCGAGCAGGTTGAGGGTGACCAGGAGTGGGAGCGTTCCCAGATGATTCTCAATGTTGCCAAGAACCGACATGGCACTACAAATAAAGCGTGGCTCAAATTCGAGGGTCACCATGCCAGAGTTGTTGAAGGCTAAGATTATGGCGTGGATGACAATGTGGCACTGTGTTGCCGATGTGGTGCTACCTGGAAGGTCAACACCCATAAACGCAAGAGGAAAGACCTCAAGTGCCAGTCCTGCCGGATGCACCGAGCCTTGGTCATCAAGTACGGCTCTGAAAAGTGCATCCCTTGGCAAGGCGAGTTTGACAAAGAAACCCTTACTGTGCCAATCTTTGATGGCCTACCAGTCTTACCTGGCATTAGATCCTGTGGCCACACAGACTGCACCAACCCTAATCATGTCTTAGGTGACCACTAAAGTAAAACAACAAGAGATAAGGAAAAAGAGATGGCAAGTATCAAAGTAAAAGGCACCATTAGCCGAGTATTCTACGAAGGCAAGGGCATCGAGCTGACCGAGGCTTACACAACCAAGGCTGGCGAAACAATCAACAAGCGATACACAGTATGGCTAAAGACACCGACCACCTTTGACATCGGTGACGAGTTGCAGGTTGAAGGGCTTTACAGCTCAGAGATTGACAACTGGATTAACAAAGAGGGCGAAGCAAAGCAGTCAATCAAGGTAAGCATCAACAACCCTTACATCACCCCTGCTGATCCAGCTCAGGTAGTCAAGTCGTTGTTTGAGCCAACCCACGAGCCAAGCCCCTTTTGAAAAATCTCCGTTGGCTAGTCCCAGCACTAACCGCTGGGGTGCTGTTTAACCTATCGCTCAACACCACTAGCGTTCTTGGTGGTTTGGGACTAGCCTTCGGTATCATCTACGCCATCGCTGCCATAATGGGAGCATGGGAACTGTATGGCAGAGGTAAGCTTTAGCATCACCGGCGATCCTGCCAGCCAAGGCTCACACGCAATAATGCAAGGCCGAATAGTCCAGGTCAACAGTAAAAAACACAAGGCCTGGCGAACTGCCATAGTCAACGAGGTCATCGCGACTTTGCCCCCAGACTGGGAGCCGATAGACGGCGCCTGTGAGCTGGCAGTGAACTTCTACATGGCAAAGCCAGTATCAGTGACACGCTCATCACCCTCAGTAGCCCCAGACCTAGACAAGCTGGTCCGATCAGTAGGCGATGCCCTAGCCATTGCAGGGGTCTATACCGATGACAGCCGAATCACCCGAATCTCAGCCCGAAAGCTGTATGCCCAAGGCATCGAGCCAGGGGCCACAATTACTGTCAAAAGCCTAGAATAACGACACGCCGAAAAAGGCAAAAAAACCTAAAAATCTCCCAAAAAACTCAAAAAACAGGTATAGAGTTTAGACATGGCCCAAGGGGGGCCGGTTAGGAGATTCAAATGAAAGGTTGGCTACTTACAGTCAGCGTGTTTCTATCCTTTGGCATGACACTTGCCATCCAGGAATACAGCGTCACACTCGGCTACCTGATTGGCTGTGTGCTACTTGCAATCCACTTCCTTGTGATCGCACTTTGGTTCACTCGCAAGGGTGCCAGATGAATAAGAAACATCTCGCACAAGTCCTAGAGGAAGCAAGGCTCTGGACTAACGCTGAGTACGAGGCTAAAGGGGGCAACCCTGAAACAGACAAGTACCACATCCAGAAACAACTTGCCAGGCTAACCCTGCTGCAACACATCCAAGACACCTACATAGAACAGAGAGAAAATGGCCAACTACAACCCTGAACCAATCGAGTTTGCAGTCATGGACTACAACCCGAACCAATACAACTTTGGTGTGGCTAAGTCTGACGGCATCTACATGGGCCGAAAACTTATGAAGGATGAAGTCCTAAGACTTATCAAGGCTGCCTATCCTCAGCCAACCAAAGCAATAACAATCATCATTGACCTAATCGAAGGGGTGCCAGTTGATACAAATAGCAGTTTCTCAGATTCCAGCAGATAAGCTCGCTGCCTACATCAAGGGCAGGAGAGATGAGCAGAAGGCAGTTGAGTCGCTTATCCAGGCGATGCAGATTGACCGGACACTCGACATTGCAACAGGACACATGATCATGGGCTACCTAGCAACCATAGACAGAAGGCCAAAGGTAGAGGCATGAGCGAGCTACAGGACATCATCGCAACCAGCTCAGTCCGAGCGTTCAACTCCGGCGTCAGACACGAGCGTCAGCACATCATTAGGTTGCTGGCAGAAACAAAAGACCAGACACTCTGCACCTGTCATGGCTGTGAGGAATGGCTAAACGCTCTTGACTATGTAATCGCCAGGATAGAGAACAAGATTCATGACTGACTACGAGATGGGCATAAACCAAGGCAAGCGACAAGAGCGTGAGGCCATCCTTGAATACATTGTCTATCATCCAGAGGCAACACTCAATGACATCGTTGAGGAAATCCAATACAGATACAACTATGACGAGCGACTAAGACTAGGGGGTGTGCAATGGGACTCACTATTCAAGAGATCGAGCTAAGGCTAGAGCTGCTTACTGTCCAGCTTGCTGAACTTGCCAAGATAGTCAACGAGATTGAGGAGAGGTGGAAGTGTTTAGATCTTACGAGCGAAAAGCCCTAAAACGCAGAAGTGTTGACATCTGGTACAAGGGCTACGCTGCCGGATACAGAGATTCACACTATGACACCTTGGAGTTCTTTACCGAGCAGGTAATCTCCGAAATCCACGAGGATGCAGTCCTGAGCATGACAGCCGACTTAGACACACTAGAACGCATTGTCGAAATCATCGAGGCGGTGAGGGACAATGGGGAAACACACAGGGATAAGAGCGAGGACTAACTGGGCATTTCAGCTACGCTATTACAGGTACAGGCTTCACTTCTTTATCGGCAGACTTGTCAAGGCTTACATCTCACGAGGCAGACACTAAGGGGGCAGAAATGCTTGAAGGGCTTACACCACCAAAGAAACAGCCAGCTTGTAAAGTTAGGACTGTGATTGAATCGCTACAACCAAAAGATGCACAGATACTAAAAGATGCACTAGCAAACCCAGAGTGGCCACACTCGACTTTGGCACATGAGCTAAACAAGCGAGGCGTGAAAATCAGCGAGCAACCAGTTCGCACCCACAGACTCGGAAGATGTTCATGCTAGAAAACTTAGAGCCAACCCCAAGGATTACGGCCCCGAAGGATTGGCGTCCAGCGGTGGAGTTTGATGGCACAAGCGGACAAGCCACCACTCCACCAACAACCGGCGACCAGCCAGACTTCACTCAGTTTCTAATAGACCAAGGCTTTGACCCTGAGAGAGTAGAGATCTATGGCCCTGTTAGAACTTCACGCTGGCAACAGCGAGAGGGTGGGGACTGGCTGGTTAGCTGGCGGTTCAACTTCCGCAACAAGACAGAGGCAGACATTGACTTGCCAACGCTTTATGCCCAGGCAAGGCGAGCAATCAAAGTTGCAAAGCCAAAAGAAAAGAACGACAAAGCTGTTGTTGTTTGTTGGTCAGATGCTCAGACAGGTAAAGCCGGTGACATTAGAGGTGGAACCCCTGAGCTAATCGAACGCATTGCAGAAAAGCAAGCAAGGCTAGATGACTACCTGAAACAAGAAAAGCCGGACCACATCTACTTCCTAAATGTTGGTGACAGCATCGAGGGCTTTGAGTCAGGTGGAAACCCTAACAGGACCAACGACCTTAGCCTGATGCAGCAGGTTGACCTTGAGGCTACCTTCGAGTGGGAAACCCTAAAGCTACTTGCCAAACACGCACCGATAACAGCAGCATCAGTTGGGTCTAATCATTGTGCCTGGCGACAAGGCAAACTAAAACTCGGCACTCCAACCGATGACTGGGGCATCCACATCCAGCGACAGCTTGCAAGGCTCGCTCAAGAGGTAGGTCTGCCGGTTAGATTCTTTGAGCCACAGGCCAACGATGAATCCCTTGCCCTAGATGTTTGGGGCGATAACCAGATGATCCTTGGGCTAGTGCATGGACACCAAGCAGCTCGACCTGATGGCATAGTGCAGTGGTGGCGTAATCAGTCGCATGGCAACCAGCCAGTCAAAGATGCAGACATCCTGATACATGGCCACTTCCATCACCTAACAGTCAAAGAGTCAGGCAGACGCAATGATCACAGCCGATGGGTTATCCAATGTCCAACACTCGATGCTGGCTCAAGCTGGTACAGACTTGGCATGGGTGGCGATGACAGCGATCCTGGGCTGTTAGTATTCCCTTTAGTCAAAGGTCAACACTTTACTGGGACTGTTTACAAGCTATGAAAATCGGCAGTTTATTCAGCGGTTATGGCGGTCTTGACCTAGCGGTATCAAAGGTGACAGGGGCAACAGTTGCTTGGCATTGTGAATGGGAAGATGCCCCTAGCAAAGTGCTTGAGGCTAACTTCCCTGGTGTGCCTAACTACCGAGATGTTTCACAAGTTGACTGGCACTCAGTAGAGCCTGTTGACATCCTTACAGGGGGCTTCCCTTGTCAGGACTTATCACTAGCTGGCAAGCGTGCCGGACTACAAGAAGGAACTCGATCAGGTCTGTGGTCAGAGTTTCACAAAGCAATAGACATACTCAAACCATCACTTGTTGTAATCGAAAATGTAAGGGGCTTACTAAGTGCAAAAGCAGATAGCGGTCTGGAATACGGACCTGAAATTATGGACAAGCTGCAAGGACAACCAGCCCTCAGAGCCTTGGGAGCCGTTCTTGGGGACTTGGCCGAAATCGGGTATGACGCAAAGTGGACAAGCCTTCGAGCTTCCGATGCAGGTGCCCCACACCAACGCTTCCGAGTCTTTATCACTGCCTACCCCAACAACTAGGGATTACAAAGACGGCTCTGCTGACCACAAGCGTGATGGCAAAGTGCAAACAGACACAGTGGCTAGGGCAATCTTTAGCTCAGGTGAGGTTGCACTGATGGGCACACCAAGAACCAGCTCGGCTAACGGCTCAACACCTAAGCAAGTTGCAGCAGGGGCACCAAAGGCTCGGATTGAGGATCAGGTTTTGCTGACTAACTGGGGCAAGTTTGAGCCAGCCATAAGACGCTGGGAAACTATCCTTGGCAGACCAGCACCAGAGCCAACAAAGCCAGACGGAAAAGACAACAACCATCGCCTCAGCTCTAAGTTCACAGAGTGGATGATGGGGCTACCTGATGGCTGGATAACCAGACATGACCTAAAGCGTAATGACGAGCTAAAGCTTGCAGGTAATGGGGTAGTGCCACAGCAAGCTGAGTTAGCATTGAGGCTGTTGCTAGAGTTGCCAGAAAGAAAAGAGAACGACAATGAATAAAGACTCAGAAGTCCTAGTAGCCGGTGGCGGTGGCTTTATCGGTGGCTGGCTAGTTCGCTCACTACATGATCAGGGCTACACCAATGTACGAGTAGTTGACAGCAAGCCAATGAGCAACTGGTATCAGGTCTTTGATGACTACGACAACCAGGTGCTTGACCTCAAGGATGCTCAAAATTGCAAGACAGCCATAAAGGGAAAAAACCAAGTATTCAACATGGCAGCAGACATGGGTGGCATGGGCTTCATCGAGCTACACAAGGCCGAGTGTATGTTGTCAGTCCTAATCAACACCAACCTGCTAGAGGCTGCTAAAGCCGAAGGTGCAGAGCGTTTCTTTTTTGCTTCATCAGCCTGTGTTTACAACGCAGACAAACAGGACACACCAGATGTTGTCGCACTCAAAGAGTCAGATGCTTACCCTGCTATGCCTGAGGATGGCTATGGCTGGGAGAAACTGTTTAGCGAGCGTATGGTCAGACACTTCCAAGAGGACTACGGCATCCAAGGTAGGACTGCCAGATACCACAATGTCTATGGACCAGAGGGAACCTGGCAAGGGGGCAGAGAAAAAGCACCTGCTGCACTATCACGCAAGGTAGCTATCGCAGCCATCACCGGTGATCCAATCATCAACATCTGGGGCGATGGAGAACAGACTAGATCCTTTACTTACATTGACGATGCTATCTACGGCACAGAGTTGCTATACAACTCAGACCTAGACCGGCCAGTCAACATCGGCTCAGACCAACAGGTATCACTCAACCAAGTCGTTGACATCCTTGAGGACATCTCAGGCATCAAGCTCACAAGGAAGTACCAGCTCGATGCACCTAAAGGTGTAAGGGGCAGAAGCTCAGACAATACCTACATCAAAGAGCAGTTAGGTTGGGCACCAAGCATTACCTTGCAAGAGGGATTAGAAAAGACTTTCCGCTGGGTCTATGACCAAGTAGCCAAGCAAGCCTAAGTTGCAGGACAGATAAAGATGCCAGCCTACGATTACAAGTGCAACGACTGTGGCATGACCCTAACAATCATTAGAGGCATGGCAGACGATGAACACAAGCCCATCTGCATCGGCTGTGCCAAGGTAATGCCAAGAGCCTACGACACTGCACCTGCTGTGACATTCAAGGGAAAAGGTTGGGGAAAAGACGCTTGATTACAACAGGACTCATGTCATCGCTCACAGATCAATGGGCTACGCCTCAAGAATTGTTTGATGAACTAAACAGAGAGTTTGGCTTTACACTCGATGCCTGTGCAAGCGACTGGAATCATAAGGTAGACAACTACTATGACGAGGCTCAGGATGCCTTAGTTCAATCATGGACTGGTGTTGTATGGATGAATCCACCTTACGGAAGAACAATAAAAGCCTGGATGAAAAAGGCTTATGAGTCTTGGCGGGGGGGGGCAACAGTGGTCTGTCTAGTACCTGCTCGGACTGATACAGCTTGGTGGCATGATTATGCAGCCAAAGGTGAGGTCAGGTTTATTAGAGGCCGAATCAAGTTTGTTGACCAGTCCGGCAATGCAAACAATTCAGCACCATTCCCTTCAGCGATAGTTGTATTTAGATAATGAGAATCTTCCCTAAGCCATGCCTCAAGTGCAAGGCAATCTTTACCGCTAGGTCAGAGTATTGCGAAGGTTGCCGGCTGGAAAAGAAACCAAGGGAACAGAAACCAAGAATTGAAACCCCCCAGCGTAGGCAAAGAAAAGCAATGCTTTACAACTACGGGTATAAAAAAAGGGCGGGGGCTATCAAGCAAACCGCCACCCACTGCCACCTATGCCAGCAGCCATTCGCCAGTCGCAATGAGATACAAGCAGATCACTTGATTCCAGGTGACCCGAGTAGCCCACTAGCTGCTGCTCATGCTAAGTGCAACGCCAGTAGAGGCAACAAGCAACTAACCTAATCGCCACAGACCGCTACAAGCCTTGACCAAGCG